GAAAAATTGAATTATTTTCATGAAATCCACAAAATCCCCAATATAATTTTTCATGGTCCTGCCGGTTCCGGAAAACGAACGATTGTTAATGAATTTATTCAAAAAATATATGCTTCAGATAAAGAAAAAATAAAAAATATGGTAATGAATGTGAATTGTGCACACGGAAAAGGTATTAAATTTATTCGAGATGAATTAAAGTTTTTCGCAAAAACCCATATTTATTCCAATGGAGGTGACCTTTTTAAATCTATTCTTTTATTTAATGCGGATAAATTAACAACCGATGCACAATCTGCTTTAAGAAGGTGTATTGAATTATTTAGTCATAATACACGCTTTTTTATTATTGTAGAAGACAAGTATAAGTTGCTGAAACCGATTTTATCGAGATTTTGTGAAATTTATATACCAGAACCGGTTATAAATGGGTCAAGTATTAATTTATATAAATACAATATTCAACAAACTTTTCCTTTAAAAGAAATAAAAAACAATAGAATGGATAATTTAAAAAAAGAAATGCACAAGTTTTTGAAAGAGTCTACCACCAATTCTACAATTAATATTCAAAAACTTATGACGTTTTCAACCTCTTTGTATGAAAAAGGTTATAGTGGTTTAGATATCATGTATTTAATTGAAAATTCCAAGATTTTTGATATTGATAATAAAAAAAAATATGAATTATTACTTGCTTTTAATAAAGTAAAAAAAGAATTTAGAAATGAAAAACTGTTTATATTATTTATATTTCATTTTTTAATAAATGATAAAGAATATTCTTTAGAAAATTGTTCGTTTATGTGAATCCACTTTTTTTCAACGAAGTAAGAAAAACTATAAGTTTAATTTATAATTATTTTACATTTATTCAATATAAATATGGATGATTTTAACGTAAGTTCGCTTCATGAATCAAGAAATGAATGGGCTTCAAGACTAGTTACTATTTTGACTCCTGCGATTATTGATGGTTATAAATCGATTTTTGAAGAAGCTTTAAAGTTGTGTAGAGATAATGGGGAAATGGATAAATATTTAATGACCTTTCAAAATTTCATTTCGAGAATTCCAAAGTGGAATTCTACTATTATTGAAACGGAGAAAACAAGAATTTGTGAAAAAAGTGGATGTATTTATTTAGAAGATTTAATTACTTGTGTTCATATTATTCAATTAAAAATTCTTACTACTATGCGTGTAGGGCAAAAACAGAAAAAAATAGATATTAATATTCCAAAGTTGGATGATTTTATTCATAAATGTTATGTCCAAGTCGCAAGAAAAGTCTATAAAAATGTGTATTTATTTGAAATCAATATACCTCCTTTACAGATTCAAAAGCATAATCGCGAATTAGAAATAATTATTCAAGAGGCTATTTTAAATACATTGAGAGAAAGTATTCCAGTAGAAACTATTTTAAAAGCATATTTAGAGGAAACTGTGGAGGAAGATGTAGTAGAAGAAATAAAAGAACAAGTAATTGAAGAAACGATTCCTTCAAAAGAATTAGAAGAAGGAAAAGAAGTAAGAAAAGAAGAATCGAATTTGAATTCAGCCAAATTATCGTTCAACAATATTGATTCGGTCCAAGATGAAAACAATTTTGTTTCGAATATTGAAGCACCTAAATCGATTGAAAGATTAGAAGAAATTAGTGAAATGAGAAATATACAGAGAAAGAAGGAAGCAGATTCAGATAATGAAGAAAATGTAAAATTAAATATATCCAATGATTCTATTGAATTGGGAGATTTAGATATTCATGTGATTGATGAACCAAAAGTGAATTTAATCCCAGATTTATTGTTGGATGAAATAGAAATTTTAGATTAAATAAAAAATAGTGAATTTTTTTAAAATAAAATAAATAAAATTTGCGTAAAAAAATAAATAAGAAACTGCTTATATACTTTAATGGAATCTATTTTTGTTACCGCAGCGGTGATTTCTATTGTTTTTTTTATTGGAAAATTTCTTGAAATGCGATTTATTGAAAAAGAAAATAAACCATTAAAATTCTTGATTCGAGATTCTTTAATGGTTTATATTTGTGTTGTTTTAGGATATTTTATATTAAATCAACTAAATCCTATTTTGCATAATGGGGGAGGACAAAATCCGGTTGTTTTTACAGATAATCCGGGGTTCTAATAAAAGGTTTTAACAAAGTTTTATCTTATCTTCCAGTCCAAACTTTTATTATATATTTTGGTATTTTTCTCATTCGTAAATCTTTTTCATAATCATCATAGGTGTAACCCCAGGTTTGATAATGGAAAATATCACCAAATAAAGATTTATGTTTTAAAAGTTCCTGATTTTCTGTCGCAAAAATAATTCCAAAAATTCTCTCTAAACAACAACGGTCGCTTCTGCATCTAACTACATTTAATAGTTTAAATAATGCATACTTATTTGCGATAAAATTTAAAAAATCATACTGAATATAGCTTTGAACACCAAAACAACCATACCATTTATCATGATTTAAACCCATTACATTATCATTTAAGGTTAGTTTTTGTTGAATACGGTATCTTTGATTTAAAACATTGGAAATATTCAACGTCCTTGTAACATTCTCTCTATCTTTATTAAAATACCATAAAGGTAATACTTTTATTCCATTTAACTTTTCAAAACAAATTCGTTTATGAAAAAAAACACTATCATGAATAATAACTGCATTTTGAAAAAAATGGTTTTTATAGAAATAATAATAAGGTAATAATTCACCTCTTCCAGGGAATTCCGATTGAATTATTTCTATATTTGTATAGTCAACATCGGCTTTCACATAGTTATAATTACTGTTATCATCAATAATAACTATTTTTTTTAAAGGATATAAACGTCGTAGACACTTTACACAATTATTCCAATATTTATTGGTTTTTTCAGAATTTACATGTCTTGATACAATGAAACCATAGTTATCATTATTGCTATTATTATTCATTTTCACTATTATAATTTTATATAAAAAATAAAATTATATTTTCTTTATTAAATAACTAAATAATTAAATAAAAACTGGAATTTCATCCAAATCTAATATTTTATCTATATTTTTATTATAAATAAATTCTTTAAATTCGGGTCTCTCTAATTGTGCTTGAGGAGTATGTTTATGAACATGTCTCGCAATCATTTTATATAATTTAAAATCAGGATATCTATCGGAACCATTGTTTTTATACAACATATTAATTCCCTTATCATCTAAACACCATTCTATAATTAATTCTTTTACAGGGTCCAAATTATTTGTTTCCTTTGATTCCTTTGAACCTTCTTCTTCATCTTCTTCCTCAGAAACAACTAAATAATCATAAATAGAGCATGCAAGGCGACATAAATCAAAACTATAATTTGGTTCTATTCTTGGTTTATTAATATTTAAATATGGTTCTGTATTATATTGTGTAGCCGCATCACCTCCCGTTTGAAAACTATCACTACAAAAAAGTTGCCCTTGGAATTTGTAAATACTTCTTCCAAAATCAATTATTTTATATATTCTTCCAAAGGTTGGGACTTTATAAACTATATTTTTATATTTATAATAAAGAAATTTCTTTTTAGTGCTATTGTACATTACATTATTGGTATGTAGGTCATTATGTGTAAATGCAAATGCTTTTTGATAAGTAATTAAAATCATAATAATTTGCATAAATGCTGAAAACCATTCTTCTTTGTTTAAATCATTTTTTAAAATTAAATCATCCAAGGTATTTTCACAATATTCCATGCAAATTACTTGAACAGGGAATTTTGGAATTGTAGCTTCAATTATTTCTTCTTCTTCTTCTTTTCCTTCTTCGTCTTCATCATCTTCGCCTTCTTCGTCTTCGCCTTCTTCGTCTTCCCATACACTTTCAGTAGAATCTAAACTATCATTTTCATTTTCATTATGTAAAGAATTTAAAGTATTTATTTCATCGTTTAAAGAAGTCCGAGAAGTTCTGGAGGAGCAGGAAGACCCAGACCCAGACCCAGAATAATTAGATTTTAAAGTAGTAGTATTTATTTTATCATTTTCATCGATTGGTAAATGATGTATTTCATTTAAAAATAAAAAATCATTTTCTAAAGATACTACTTGGTCTTGGTCTTGGTCTTGGTCTTTTTCAAAAATATTTTCAAATAAATCCGTTGGAACAGATTCAATAGATAAATTTGATTTCACACTTGTATTGTGTTCAATAGTGATAGGTTTTAACTTGTTTTTCTCATTTTCATTAGAAAAAAGATGTTGGTACTCATCCATTTTAAATAAAACATTCTTATTCTTGTTAAAAAAGTCAGAATCCATTAAATATTCCAAATCATCAAAAACATTCAATTTATAATTATTTTTAATAGATAAAAAAGAGCCATAATAATCAATTCCATGAGTAAAAGAATATTGATGTAACAATTGACTTGATAAAAATAAAAATAAACCATCTACATACGCAGAGTTATTTATATCTAATATTTTGGGATGAGTATTATCTTCATTTGATGAAAGATTCGGAAGTGAAAATATTTTTTCATCTGTAATATTATATTTCCCAACTAGATATTTAAATGGGTCTAATAAAGGTGCAAGTTTAAAAAATATTAGTAAATCTTTTGTTTTTTCATTCATTATATTTTTAATCGTACCATTCAATACATTTCCTGAAAATTCTTTTAGTTCTTCTACATCTTTCTCTTCCTTTTTGTCTTCTTTGCCTTCAAGTTCTTTTACACTGTCTAGATACCATGGATGATTAAGATTAACATGATTAAAATTTTTTTCATTTAAATTGAAAAATCGTTTATAAATGGGAATATAATTTTGGGTTTTAGAGAGAAATAGAGTTTCTTTTTCTTCTAAACTTTTAAAAAGTTCTTGATTTTTTCGTTTTTGATAATTAACCTGTATATTAGTCATTATTAGCTAAATAATATATAAATTAAACACGATTTTAACTTATATCTTTTTTAAAAGAATAAAAAAAATCATCTATTCGTATAATGTAAATATATCTTTTCTTTCTTTCTTTTAATAAATAAAATAATATAAATGACTTTAGAATTAAAAAAATTTGATATGCGAAATATTAGTTTTAAACCGAATGAAAATAAAGGTCCTGTGGTAGTTTTAATTGGTAAACGTGATACAGGTAAAACTTTTCTTGTAAGAGACCTTCTCTTTTATCAACAAGAAATACCAATTGGTACGGTTATCTCAGGAACAGAAGAAGGGAATGGTTTTTATGGAAAAATGGTTCCTAAATTATTTGTTCATAATGAATACAATACAGCGATTATTGAAAATATTTTAAAACGTCAACGAACTGTTTTAAAACAAATTAAAAAAGAAATGGAAACGTATAAAAGAAGTACTATTGACCCGAGAGCATTTGTTATTCTAGATGATTGTTTGTATGATAATACATGGACGAGAGATAAAATGATGCGTTTGCTTTTTTTAAATGGGCGTCATTGGAAAGTAATGTTAATTATTACCATGCAATATCCCCTTGGTATTCCTCCAACGTTAAGAACCAATATTGATTATGTATTTATTTTAAGAGAGAATTATATCGCAAATCGTAAAAGAATATATGAAAATTATGCGGGAATGTTTCCTACGTTTGAATCCTTTTGTCAAGTTATGGACCAGTGTACGGAAAATTACGAATGTTTAGTCATAAATAATAATGTAAAATCAAATAAATTACAAGACCAAGTATTTTGGTATAAAGCTGATTCTCATAATGATTTCCGTTTAGGTTCTAAAGAATTTTGGGAATTATCTAAAGGATATAATTCGGATGATGATGAAGAAAAATACGACCCTAACGCAACCAAGAAAAGAGGTTCTGGGCAAAAAATAAGTGTAAAAAAAACAAATAAATGGTAAAATGAAATGGTAAAATGAAATGGTAAAATGAAATGGTAAAATGAAATGGTAAAATGAAATGGTAAAATAAATAAAATAAAAAATAAAATAAAAAATAAAATTTATTTCTTATTTTATAGAATAGAAACTAGAAAATGTTGGACGCCTTGTTTCAACCTTTAACAAAAGAAAGTTGTAATTACTTTTATTTTTTCGCAGTTGCAGGGTTTATTCTGATGATTGTATTTATACTAGTTTTATTAGTATCCGTGGTGCGTTATTATAAAAAAATAGACACAAAAATAATCATCAATATTATCGCAATGATTATAAATAGTTTTTTACTTTACTTTAGTAATCGTTTATTGTATACGATGTGTATAAAAACATTATAACATTTTTATCGTTTAAGTTCTCTAACAAAACAATGACCAAAATGTCCATGATATGAAATATGATGTGAGTATCTATTATTATATGTTAAATCAATACATTCGTCGCCTCCATATAAAAAAACAATTTGTTCTTTTGTATATTTTTGAATTACTTGATTCCATAAAGGTAGATTTGGAATACTTCCCTCCCATAATTCATCCGGACCAACTTTTCCATAGATAATGATATCCCAAAAACCATTATTAATTTTATCAATAATATCTTCTTTATCCAAATTATAGTCATCTTCTAATTTACATGCATAATTAAATCCAAAACCATGTAAAACTTTTTTATTTCCTGAATAAGATTTATATAAATAATCAATTTTTGGATATTCAACTGCAATTCCTACAATACTTTGAATATATCTTTTCATTCCAATCCAAAAAAATTCTCTTGTATAATTAACACCTTCATCACACCGAATCAACAAAACATTTTTAATATTTTTAATATGATTCATTTTCTCTAAAAAATATTGAATAGATGAACTTGTAGAACAATTATTTCTTACATGGTTTAATAATTTACAAATATATTCATCATATATTGGTCTATATTCTTTCTTATATGGTAATAAAACATTAGAATATTCTTCTATCATTTTTTTTGGTAATGTAAATAGTGTATCTTTTGGGCATTGACCTAAATCTTTGAATATAGGTAAACAACCATTAGCTAAAATTTCATAGTGTCGTAAACAATCCCAACCGCCTTTTTTACTGGTAAAAGCAAATAAGGATTCTTGATAATGTTCATTATATTCTTTTTCATCATCGCAACCAAAACGATAAGTTAATTTTTCGCCTGGAATAATATCTGAAATAATGATATGCTTTTTATCTTTTATATCATTATATTGAACTATATTTTCATCTGGTATACAATAAGGAAATGGATAAACAATCAAATGATTCATTATTACAATTATTTATTCTATAAAATATTAAATAAATAATTTTATATTCTTTTCTTTTATTTATATTCTTTTTATAGAATAAATAATTTTTTCTTTTCTCAACAGTCTAAATATTCAGCAAAACTATCCGAGTTATCACTCCAGGATGGTCGTTGCTTCCCTATTCTTGTTTTAAAACAAAACCAATTATCATTTGGCTGATATTTCTTCCAAACAGCATCATTAGCATATAACCAATGAGCTTTTGTTTGTTGTAGTAAAGGCATTGCCCATTCATATAAATCAATTAATTTATCAAAATAGTTTGAATTGATAATATATCCTGACGCGGTTTGAACATCTAAAGATTTCCATAAAAAATCATATTCAGAGTCTATTTTTTTTAACAAATTGTAAGAAATCATACAAATATTATAATCAATTTTTTCGTCAAAAAACTTGATTAATTGTTTTTCAAATTCTTCTTTTGTAACTAAAAATGTAAAATCATCTTCTAAAATCAAAATATTTTTATAACCTCTATTTTTCGCAATCTTTAATACAGATAAATGTGATAAACCACATCCTAATATACCAAAACCGGGTGTTTCGATTGCTTCAAACCTTTCATATTCTAAACTAAATGTATTTAATTCTTTTTCAATTTCTTCTTTTCTATCTTTTCGTTTTTCTAAATTAATATAAAATATTTTATCAATATTGTGAGACATTCTTTTTTACAATTTATTTGTATAGTTTTATTAATAAAAAAATCTTTAAATTAAAATAATTCTAAATTATCTAAAATTATCTAAAATATTTTTCACGAATGTATATTAAAAACTTCATTATGTGTAAGAGGTTTAATTTCGGTAATTATATCAGTTTCGCAAATTTTTTGAAGAAACTGGCCTTTGTAAAAATAAGTAATTGGAATATAACGATTAATCTTGGTTTTAGAAAAAAAACTCATTATCCAACATAATGTGCTATTGCTATGTAACAATATTTTACTATCTCTCATTATGGAAGCATCATGAATTACATTTCCTTGAATCAATATTGGATTCCATTTTTTGAAAAATTCTAAATATCTATATTCCCAATCCCACCTTAATACATCACAAACTATATACAATTTTTTGAAAGTTAGATTATTTAATATATTCACATAAAAAGAAGGAGGTAGAATATCGCTTGTCTCACTAGGTAATTGAATAAAATCATCCAATCTTAAAGATAATACAACATCATCGTTATTAAAATGATAATTATTTTCATAAAATAAAAAATCTTGAATAAACACTTTTTTATTATCATAAATCCAAAAATCATTATTTTCTTTTGAATATAATATTTCCAATAATTGTTCTCTTAAATTTATGAAATAGTCTGATTTTTGAAAATAACCTTCTCCTATTAAATGTTTATCCTTTATTGTATTCCAAATATTATTTTTATTCATCAATAAATCTTCAATATTTTCATCATTGAAAATAAACAACTCTTCCTTTTTAACTTTTTGATTACACAATTCATCATAATTAATATATTTATGACCTATTTTTATTTCTATAACTTTGCAAATTAAATATTGAAATATTTGATTACCTGTTCTTCCTCTATTTGTTGAATCAAAAGTTATATAAACCATGCTTTATTTATCTTATTAATGTTATATATATAAAATAATACTTTTTATATTATTTCATATTATTTCATATTATTTAACTATCTGAAAAGAATTACTATTTCTAGTTAGTTAAATAGAATAATTAATCCTTTTTATTAGCAAAAGGTCCACTGATTAATTCGCTTTGCCCATAATCAGATTTTCCAGTAACAATATTTTCTCCTTCAAATAACTCCATACGAATATCTGCTGCTGAAATATCTTCTTGTTCTTTCAAATTCTCTTCTTGTGTATTAATATTATTAATACCAATCAAATTACCATCTTTATCAATAGTTTGAGTCAATGTATTACCTGATTTTTCAGCATTTTTCATATTTTCCTCGATTGCCTTTTGTTTAGACTCTTTTACTCTTTGTTCAAAAGCGGTTTTTGCATTTGTTTCATTCTTCTTCTTTTCATGCATTAGTTGATTTAATTCCTCTTCCATATATTCAACACGACCAGTCTTATAAGCCTCTGGTTCCCAAGGCATCCATAATCCAACTGGACCAACAAACACATCATGATTAGGGTCTAATTCTCTCAACATTTTGCAACGTATCTCTGCTTCTTCTACACTAGGATAACTTCCTCTAATTTTAATACCTCTTGTAGAGGTCTGGAAATTATGTAAAACACCAAATGATTTTTCTAGCTCTTCTTCATTATTATCTAAAAAAGTTTTATATTCATCTTCTATTCCTGATTGATTCAATGTTTCTTTTTCTTCTTTAACAAAATCTTTAAAATCAGTAGTCAAATCTTCAAAATTCATATTGTATTTATAAGAAACGAAATTTAGGAATTGTACAAATTTTTCCATGGATTTATTTAATTCCCACTTCTTTAGGAATTGTTCAAAAAAAAACACTTCTTTTTGTTTTATTATTTTTTCAGGGGAAACAAAAGAGACACATACAAATTTTTGTCCTGCAATCGGTTTATCTTCTTCTAATAAATCTACATATTTAGCATTCTGTTTTCCGGAAGAATTTACCTTTCTCTCAAACCCATTTTTTTTAGAAACTTTTTCTTTAGACTGATTCATTTTTATTTATTTAGCTATATTTTTTTAAGTTTTTTATCGCAAAATATATTTTTTTTTTTTTTTTATTTAATATAATGAACGGCTTAATAAATGTTGCTGAACTAGTAAAGAGAATTATTAAATATCTTGTAGAAGGTTTAATGGTTGCTATTGCTGCTTATGCTATTCCTAAACAATCCTTGAAGATGGAGGAAATTGCTCTTCTTGCATTGACCGCCGCTGCTACCTTTAGTATTTTGGATACCTATATTCCAAGTATGGGAGTAAGTGCACGTACCGGTGCCGGAGCAGGTATCGGATTTAATCTAGTTGGTTTTCCTGGGGGACTATAAATAAATTTTTCATGATAAATGGTAACATATTTTAATTATTTTATATAAATTATAATATTTTATATAAAAATTTGATTAATCAATTTATTTTCATTTAATAATTTTCATTTTAGTTAAAAAATAAATTTTATTTTCTAATAATCTTTCTTTTTGGTCTTGAAATTCTTCATCATCGATAATTTCAATTAATAATTTATAACCTTCTATTAAACGTCCTGTCCAAAAACAAGAAACAGATAATTCATCATTAATATATTTTCCATAATTATATTTGTTTATAAACAACCCATACTTACTGGAAACTTCTAATAAATTTTTATTTTTGGCTTCTATTAAATAATGATACCCTAACTTAGCGTTTGATTTATCATTAAAATATTTTCCTAAAACAAAATAAGGTTCAGCTCTATCTGGAAAAATATTTATTGCTTTTTCTAACTGCACTTTAATTTGATTTTCGTCGAATTTTAGTTCAATCATACATTTTCCAATTCGTAAAACAGATTCAAAAAATTCTTCGTTCCATGTATCTTTGAGTTGAGTAAAAAGAGTATACCATTGAATAGCTTCTTTAAAAAAACCTGCATCCATATAACTTTGCGCTGTATAAAACGCAGAACGTCTTAATAAATTGTGAGGGTCATCGTATAAAACTTCAAAAAATTGGTCTTTTAACTTTAAAGCATCATTTATGTATTTTTTTGGGTCAAATTTTCTTGCACCTCTTTCATTATTATCAACCCATAAATTATCGGTAACAAATATATCTGACGAAGTTACATCATTTTTACCTTCATCAATACATTTAATATAATTATGAGCAACTCCAATATACATCCATTTAAGATGGTTATTATACAAACTGCTAGTTTTAAAATTATACGAACCTCTAATATAATTAAAATGATAAATATCTTTCTTTTCACTTATTAACAAGTTTTTATTAAAATCACCAACTAAAAAATCATCTGCATCTAAATGTAAAACAAAATCCGTTTTTTTATATGCTCTCTCAAACATCAATGTTTTGTTTTTATCAAACCCTTTCCACTCGTCTACATAAAGTTCTCCAGGAATATTTTTTTCTTTAAAAAAATTTTTTACTATATCACATGTGTTATCTTGTGAACCTGTATCACAAACAATCCAATAATCTATATATTTATAAACTGATTCAAGAGTTGTTTTTATACAATGTTCTTCATTTTTACACATGGTGATAAAACAAATAGTAGGTTTCGTTTCAGCTAAATTATTATTATTATTATTATTATTATTATTATTATTATTATTAAAAAACATTTATAAAATA